GAGCCTGAATATACTTTTGAAAGTATGATTCAAGAAATGGTAGAAGCCCGTCTATAATAATCTATGAAAGTAAAGTTTAAAAGATTAGATTTCGCGGCCACGATTCCCCATAAAGCAACACCAGGAGCAGCAGCCTATGATTTGTATGCTATAGAGGATGCGTATGTGGCTCCAGGGGTAACTGTGTTAGTACGTACTGGAATTTGTATGGAACTTCCCCCAGGCTGGAAAGGAGAGATCTATTCCCGAAGTGGGCTTGCATCCCAAGGGTTAGTGGTAGCAAATTCTCCTGGTAAAATTGACGCAGACTACAGAGGGGAGATTAAAGTTGCTCTACTTAATACTCGTAACGAAGGAATTACTGGTATAGAAGCAGGTACTCGAATTGCTCAATTTGAAATTAATCCTGTACATGATATAGAGTTTGAAGAAGTAGAAGAGCTAGCTGTATCTCAGAGAGGATCGAGTGGATTTGGGTCAACAGGAAGATAAAAAAACCGCAGTTCTTTGGCCCTATAGATTTGGTAATAGATGGCGTTTGAGTTCTTGGGAAAAAAGGATGATATGGGTCACTAAGGGGTTACAAAAATTAGGATACGATGTTCTGGTACATCCAGGCTTGAAGGTTATTATTCCTGGATCTAAACCTTATAAAAAGGAATCAGAATGTGATATAGTGATTTATAATCATGCAGACATTTCAGAAATTCGAGGAGATGTAATAAAGGCTAAAAAAACTTGGTTCTTTAAGCCCACAGTGCCTGATAAGAATCAAACTACTTTAGATGAACTTGGGTATGGATCGTACTCTTCCCCCACTTATAATAAACCTGATTTTGAAAATATTTCTCAGGATAAAGTAGACAATTTTTTTGACACCGTTGTAAAGAAATGGATAAAACAAAATCCTTCTAAATGGGGAAACAATCACTTTAAACAAAGTGATTATGAGTATGATAATTACTATTTAGTTTTGGGACAAGTTTTTAATGATAGTGTACTAACGAGGCAAAATTGGGGTTCTTATACTACTACATTAATTAGTATTATTAGGGAGTTAAATGTTTGGACTCAAGATAAAATTGTAGTAAAGCTACATCCTTACACCAATGGAATAAAATATAAAAAGGGAAAGGATTTTGACTATGCGGCGGATTTTGAGAAGCAAATTAAAAGTATAAATTCTAATATCGAAGTGATTTCGGACTTCACCTCTGTTCATAGTCTTTTAGAGAAAGCGAAGGCTGTCATTGTTGGTAACTCAGGATCAGGCTTTGAAGCAATGATGTATAGAAAACCTATCATCAGCTTTGCATTCCCCGAATATCATTGGGTGACCTATGATTTAAGAAAAATATGTGACGTTCATAATGCTCTTAAAGTGGGGAACTGGTTTAATTCTAATCTTTCAGATAGATATCTTTACTGGTATATGAGAGAATACTGTTTTTATGATGAGGAGTCCGCGTACTGTAGAGTGAAAAGTTTGTTGAAACCATTATAAAAAAGTCAAACCAACTATAATAAGATATGGATAAAGATATATTAAAGAGGCTCAAAAATGCTGGGTTGTTGTCGGAGGAACTGCCTGAGTTAGGATTTGTAGGAACAGGGAGTTATGCTATTAACAAGGTTATTTCGGGGGATTTCACAAAAGGAATTCCTATTGGAATGATTACTTGTTTTCATGGAGAAGCTTCATCAGGAAAAACTATTTTTGCAACTCATATTTTGAAAGAAGCACAAAGTAAGAACTACCATGCTGTTATGATTGATAGTGAAAATGCGTATAGTTTAGATTTTGCTGCTCATCTTGGAATTGATCCTGAGGCGTTACTTTATGCGAAACCTGAAACTATAGAGGAAGCTTTTGAAACAATTGAAGAAGTAGTTTTAGCTATTAGGGAAACAGATGAAGATACACCTATTGTGGTGGTTTACGATAGCATTGCTGTTTCTCCTACAAAAGATGAGTATGCTGCATCAGGCTACGAGCAACATAATATGCGAGGAGCACAGAGAGCTAAGGCTACGGGGGGTTGTTTGCGTAAGATTAATCCTATGATGAGGAAAGAAAAAGTTGCCTTGGTAATTATTAATCAGCTTAGAAGTAAAGTAGGTAGCTATATTCCTCAAGATGTGATGGCTGCTGGAGGTCGATCATTAGAGTATTATCTTGGTGTAAATTTAAAAAGTATCTCAGGAACTGAGAAAAAATATCAAATTTATAATGAGCGAAAACAACCCATTGGAATCCGAGGAAAGATTAGAAACACTAAGAATAAAGTAGCCATTCCTTTTAAAGAGTGTGAGTTTGAACTTCGTTATGATGAAGGATTGAATCCTTACGCAGGGGTCTTGGAGTTGTTAAAAGCAGACGGGCATGTGGAAGTGAATGGGGGCTGGCATACAGTAGTAGAGACGGGCAAGAAATTTCGAGGAGACGATTTCATGAAACTACTGCCTACTCCAGAGTTTACCTCTATTAGGGAAATGTTACAATGAAATTTGGTGTCATAACTCTTGGCTATAATGTTGAAAAGTTTATTCAAGACAATATAGATTCGGTAAAGAAACAAGTGGGGTGTGATTTTATTCACTTTGTTCTTGATGATGCGTCAACGGATGCCACTTCTAAAATTTTAGAAGAGGAAGCCAGTAAAAGGGATGAGACCTTTATGGTTTTTACAAAACCAAAAAGAACAGGATCCACTCACAGTTGGTTACAAGCTATGGAGTTTGCTCCGTTAGACGATGAAGATGTAGTAATTCAATTAGATGGAGATGATAGATTCACGCATGAGAATGTTTTATCTCGCGTAAAAGAAGAATACGATAAAGGATTTTTGGCTACTTATGGCAATTATAAAGTAGAGGGATGGAAACTAGGAAGGCACCTTAAGCTGGCAAAATCTGTTTGTGGTCCTAAAATTCTAGATATACCTGTTCGTCAACAACTTGATCAACCTGGATGGAGGTATTCTGCTCTTCGTACATTTAAACGTTGGTTGTTTAATAGAGTTCCCCCCTGGAGTTATGTGGATTTTGATGGAAAGATATACAGCAGTGCTCAAGATTTAACATTTTTTTTACCAATTATTGAACTGATTGGGATGGAAAATCTTTCTTTTATAGACGAAGAACTGATGATTTATAATCAGCATCCTAATAATGATTATGTGGAAGGGGGAGCAGGATCGGGACTGGAGGATATGGAGCGATGCACCAGGGAGCTATTTATGAGGCCCAGTGTCCCTAAGCTTGGGGAACTGCAAGATCCTGCAAATTTTTTAGAGTAAGTATTTGACAAGCGTCTGCAAATTTGCTATAATAGGGCAGCAAAGGAGAAATACATGACCAAAAAAAAGAAAGAAGATGAGGCTTTTAAGTTCATCACTGATCTCATTGATGATATTTTTGATGATCACTATAGGGGTGAGGCAATTAAGAAGAGTATTAGTGAGAAGAAGGTTGTTCCCCTCATTCCCAATGAAACTATCCATGAGATTATGCTGTCTACAAAGACCCCACCCTATTTTTACGGATCCATTGAAGAGTATACTCAAATAACTGGTAAACGATTTCGTATGACGAAAGACCAGAAAGCACGGAATCTTTCTCGTGAAGACGCTTTTAACGAAACTTTTGGAGAAAAAAACTGATGATTAAGAATGCTGAACTACTGCGTACGTATGCCCCTGCCGCGTTTGCCACTGAGCCTGAGAAGGATCGCGTCTCTGACCGTTACTCCTTCCTGCCTACCACAGATATCCTTGAGATCCTACAGGACGAAGGGTGGACTCCTTGGAGGGCTCAACAGGTTAAGTCTAGAACTTGGAGTGAGGCTCACGGTAAGCACCTGATTCGCTGCCGTCATGAAGACTTGAATGTGGAAAATTTTGGAGTAGGGGATTCTTTCCCCGAGATGCTCCTTATTAATGCCCACAATGGGCTGGGAAGCTACACTCTTCAGGGAGGTATCTTTCGTATGATCTGCTCCAATGGAATGGTTGTTTCTGATCAAGACTTTGGTAGGATTCATATTCGTCACATTGGCTTTGAAGCGCAGCAAGTAAAAGATGCGTCTAGGGAGCTAGTAATGAATGCTTCCCGAATTTCTGATAAGATTAATCGCTGGCAGGAGTTTGAACTTACTCCTCGCGCCCGTAAGGACTTCTTTACGGATGCAACTCGCATTCGTTTCGGTGATACCACTAACGACGATCTGGTGCAAGAAGTATCGCGTTTTCGTCGCCCAGCAGACGATAAGAAGGATCTTTGGACTACTTTTAATGTAGCTCAAGAGAACATCCTAAGGGGTGGATTCCGCAATGGAACTACTCGTCGCATGGTGCGTCCTATTTCAAATATCCAAAAAGATATAAATTTAAATTCAGAACTGTGGGACTTGGCTAGTAAATATAGTGAAGGCATTCACCTTAACTAACTGAATACAGGGAGGAGGAGTTCTTTCCTTCTCCCTCTATTATTCTCTCTTATGGAATTTGACAGAAACGAGTACGGAGTATACAGAGAACCCATACGTGCGGACACAGATGGCACTTATCTTACTGTGGCACAGTTGCGTTTCTTTATCAACCAAGTGGATGGTCTCCAGGCGTTTAAAGAGAGGAGTCCAGAATTTATAGAATATGTTAACCTCTGTAGGGTCTACAATTTAGTATTTGATATGATGGAAGAGGATGAGGATTGTGCCATCATGTATTGGGATGATAGAAAAAAAGTTGTATCATTGGGATTTCCTGCGGACGGCAAAGTGGCTAAAGCTATAGCTACAGTAACGATGAGAACTAGAGAAGACTGGCCCAAATATAAAGATCATCCTTATCTTCCAGAACAGGAAAATCAGTTCTATGAGGAGGAAGATGAGGATGAATGGGACTTATTTAAGGACACTTAATATGGGAAAAACACGAAGATATGATAACGGTGGCGTAAAAAGACCGAAAGGCAGTAGGAAGAAAGCGAGAAAAACTTTTCGTGAATTTAAGGAAGAAGAGCCTTTTGACATTGCCTATAAAAATTTAGACCATGGAGAAGAGGCTTTTTATAAAGACTTTGAGGATGATTATGACGCAGACCGATATTACAAATAGAATTATAGAGAATTTCGATCCTATTGTTCCCTGCGACTGGCTTCCTGATCGTGAGGTTAGACTTAGTGAATACAATCAAATGATAACCGCGAGAGCTAGAGTGCAAGGTGAGAGACTCGTCAACAAATACATAAAGGAGTATATGAATGCCAAGCCCATACGTACTAAAAAATTCTCCGATTGATAAAAATCGGATTCAGAAAGTTTGTAAGAAAGTTTTAGATGAAGCCAATGAAGATAGAAAATTAGCTTTAGAAACCCACCGATTTTTCAGACAAATGCTAGATGGTAATCCACAAGATGCGTCTGCTAAAAGTTTGATGGTGGATTGTCTAAAGTTAGCACAAACATCTAAGACAAGTACTCTGAAGATTATTGATCTTCTAATTAAATTAGAAGCTGCCCAACTTAGTAGCTCAAATAAAGCGGACGTTGATTCTTTATATTCTCAGTTAGACAAATTAACAGATTGAAAATTAAATGAGTTCAAAAAATTATTACAAAGTAATTTGTAGTGAGATCAATCTCATTCTCCTCATCAAGCGACTTTCTATGCAACAAGAGCGTAGAGCGTATGCTGTCATCACGAAGAAGATTAAGGAGTTGGAGAGCCCAATAACAATTGAAAGTTATATGGCTCTGATCGTTAAGAATTTTATTCGAGATCCTGATGAGTTCTTTGCAAACTTACCTGAGGCTCCTGAGGAGAGACTGCCCGTTCTTACTGCTGTTTATAGTTCTATTATTGACGCATATCCCCCCTTTGATTTATCTTATGTTTGTGCTGATATTAATAATCATGCATTTATGCAAGATATGCAGGACATAATGGGGGCTCTTTTTGCACAAGCTAATGAACACGCAAAAACTCATCCAAAAACTTTCAGGCAAATTAAAAGTCTCGCTGATGTGAGTGCTTTAGGAAAGTTTTTAAGTAAAAATATAGTGGGACAAGATGCCGCAGTGGAGCGAGTTGCTGCAAGTGTAAAATTGATTGCCAGCGGTCTGTATAAGAGCGCATCATTCTTTTTCATTGGGCCTACAGGAGTAGGAAAAACTGAATTAGGAAGACTATTAGGCAAGAAATACAGTGGTAATTTTTGGAAGGTAAACTGTGCTGAGTATGCTTCTTCTCATGAGTATGCAAAGTTGATTGGTTCTCCCCCTGGTTATGTGGGGCATACTGATAAGAGTATCATGGCTGAGAAAGCTGAGAAATCTAATCGGTGGGTAATCCTTTTTGATGAAATTGAAAAGGCTCACCACAAGTTTTATGATTTTCTGCTCTCACTCTTAGATGATGGGACTTGCACGGATAACATGGGGAGAGTTTTAGATTTTTCAGAATCAATTTTCATTTTCACTTCCAACCAGGGGGTTTCTAATTTGAGGCTGGGAAAGAAATTGGGGTTTACAGATGAATCAGTGACTGTCTCAGGCTCCCAAGAAGAAATTAAAGAGTCTGTGAAAAAGAAATTTCCTGCTGAATTTATGAATCGGATTGATAGCTATGTATTTTTTAATACTCTTCGCAGAGAAGATGTGAAAAAGATTGCATCTCTCTCCCTCAATGGTATTCCTATTAAAAAACACAAGGCGCTTCTAGATTTCATTGTAGATCGCGGGTATTCCGAAGAGTATGGTGCGAGAAATATTAAACGATTCATTAAGAATGAAGTTGCTATCGTGGTTGCTCAAGCTTTACTGGAAAGGGAGCTTCCTCAAAAGCAGGGGGATTTGTATACACCTAAAATTACAGGTGGTAAATTAACTCTGATTAACCTAAAAGAAAAAGAGAAGATCCCAGAAAAGAAAATATCGGGGGAGACAATGCCTTAATAATTTCGCTACCTTAGGACCAACATGCCTGCCCCTACTCCCTCTGGTACGGTAAGCCCAGAGGGAGTTTTTTCAAAAAAATACTCAGCCTTGTTACTATAATAGTCCATGTGGCCCTGTAGCTCAGTCGGTTAGAGCATTCGTCTTATAAGCGAAAGGTCACAGGTTCAAGTCCTGTCAGGGCTACCATTTAATATAGAACGTTAGGAGTTAATTATGAGTAAAGTTATGGAAAAGTATGTTGCTAAAGCTCTAGAAGGTTATGAGCAAAATTATGAGGCTATTTCTGATGCTATTGTCCAACTGGAAGTTCAGCTAAAAGATTACAAGTTTCAGAGGAAAGAGATGAAAGAGGGTATTACGGAGATGAAAGATATTCTCGGACTAGAATTAGAAGATGAGTTGGGGGGAAATGCAAAGCCTGCGACCCTCAACCTTCTTAAAGAAGGTTCTCCCACTGAGATGAAGTGAGAAAGTCCATTATGAAAAAAGCAAAAAGAACTAAGTTCGGATTTTTTAAAAATGAGAAGGAAGCTCTTGCATATATCCAGTGGAGAAGGAAGAAGTACCCCGAAAGAGGGGGTTACAGTTATTTTTACAACGTCATGAAGATGACTAGGAATAAGTCTGACAAAGGAAGTTGGCTTGCTTATTCCTTGATGCGAAAAATAAAGGGACGGTAGCCCAATTGTCAGAAGGCTGCAAGAAAGCGTTGGACTGCATACTGTGTAGAGCAAAGGAGCCAAGCATGAATACTTCCACTGATTACCATCCTACTGCGATAGGACGCACAAAACCTTCCGCGCCTGCTAAGTGGCTTTATGAGAATAAAAACATCCAAGGCCCTGTGCTGGACTATGGTTGTGGGCGTGGACGAGACGTAAAGCACTACGGGATCGATGGGTACGACCCGAATGGGAGGCATAGTCCGCCCGATAGGCTTCACCGCCATCTCAGCGTGACGTTCAATAGCTACCAGACCATCCTTTGCACGTATGTCCTGAATGTGATACCCACGAAGAAGGAGAGAGACAAGGCGATTCATTGGATCAAGAAGCTTCTCGCTCCTAGCGGGGTTGCTTACATCTCAGTTCGGGCTGATAAGAGCAAACTTAATGGATGGACAAGCAAAGGCACCTACCAGACCTTTGTTGATTTAGATTATCCTATCGTCCATCGTACTTCTGGTTATATCATTTACGAAGTAAAGATCTAGAGCCGATAGCCCAATTGGCAGAGGCAATGGACTTAAAATCCATACAGTGTGGGTTCGAGTCCCACTCGGCTTACCAATCCTATGTATAGACCCCTACCTAACTACCTAACAATTAGACCCTCCTCTATTCATGGGGTAGGGGTATTCTCTACCTCTGCTATACCTGAAGGGATAGACATGGGGATCTCTCATCATTTTATCGGGGAGTGTATTGTTAGGACTCCTTTAGGAGGGTTTGTTAATCATTCAGAAAAGGATTTTAATTGTCGTTTAGAGAAGACCACTATTTGTGCTAATTTAGTGAGTATCAGGGAAATTTTAAAAGATGAAGAACTTACTGTTTGTTACCAATGGTACACTCCAGCTTCAAAATAATAGGTACTGGGAGTCGCATGAGTAGGTCGAAGGCTCTTAGAAACGATCCTGGGGATGCCATTTTGTCATGTTTACGTGTTTTTGATGATTTTGAGGTAAAATAGGGAAATGAAGGAGTTAGACCAAAATAAAACAATATTTTGTGATATTGATGGTGTTCTATTTAAATTTGATGAAGATTTTGCGGTGTGCATGAATCATGCCCGTCCCCTTCCTGGATCGGCTGAGAAAACTATGGACTGGCACAAGAAGGGATATCGTATTATTTTAGTAACAGGTCGCCCTGAAGCTTTCAGGGAAAGAACGCAGAAACAGTTACAACGTTTGGGATTCATTTACGATCAACTAGTAATGGGATGCGGAAGTGGTCCCAGATATTTGGTTAACGATGTGCCTGATGATAAGGGAGACAGCAAAGCTTTCTCGGTAAATGTTTTAAGAAATAAGGGGTTAGGAGGATTGATGCTATGAAAAATTTAGATTATGAACAAATTGGTTCTTTCGTAGGGAAACTGGTAAAGGTAAAACAGAAAGCTTATGGAGATTCTTTTGGAAGAAGTGGGGACTGTCTTAGACAAATGTTTCCTAACGGAATTAAGCCTGAGCAGTTTGACGATTTACTTACCATAGCTAGAATCCTTGACAAACTATTTCGTATAGCTAGTGATCCTAGTGCTTTTGATGAAAACCCTTACCAGGATATCGTAGGCTATGGCCTTCTCGGCATGAAGAGGCACTCTAAAGGCTAAAAAATTTGGGGATATTGCTTGACAGACCTACCTATACTTGGTATAATAGAGCTTCAAAGGAAGAAGGAGAACTAAATTGCGTAAAGTAACATACGGGCCGTCCCTAGTCTCAGACTTACTAGAGGGACAGAAGGTAGAGATCTATAGGAATCGACATAAGAACTGTTATTCTGTTCGACGAAAAGGTAAGGTGGTAGCTTACTTGAACTATACCGATGAACTTATGCTGAAAGATGTAAAGTTTGCTGTCCAGCCAGCAGGGAGAGAAAGAGTTCGTAGGGAGAATAAGAAGAACGTTCATGCATTTGTACGAGGCACAGTAATACGGACGGGAGGCTTGGAGCGAGAGGGCATTTTGAGAAGGTGTGGGAGAATGGTAAGATATGATCCTTACACCATGGACTCTTTTGAGGCCACTCAGGATGCTCCTTTTGTTGGTTGGAATGGTGATCCTGTGTATGAGGGAAAGAATGTTATCTTCAGGAATGGTAAGGTGCTTGTCTAGGTATAAGGAACCTGATAGATATGTTCTACCTATCACCCTGGTAATTTTGTTAATTTTGATGGTATATTATTTTTAGGATAAAAACGATGCAAGAACAAACGTTTCAAGAAAGTATGGCAGATTGGCTCAGACATGCACCCTACTTGACCCTATCACTTGTTTTACATGTTATTGCTATCGCAATTTTTCTTTTGATGCCCCCCACTCTTATTGCTCAAGAGAAGAAAGCACTAACCATGGCTCCCGTTGAGGAAGAAGTAATCATTGAAGAGCCTGAAGAGCCTAAAGAAGAGCCTAAAGAAGAGGAGCCTGAGGAGCCGATTCTTCAAGAGGTAGAAATCTCTGAGCCTGAGGTTACAGAAGAAGAGAACTTCGAGGAGACAGAGATTGAGTCTTCTTTTGAAAGTAATCAGTGGAACGTAGCTGTTGGATTGGGAGGAGGTGCCACTGGTAAATTTTCTAAGCGAGGAGACGGTAGAGGAAAATTAGGTGTAGGCAGAGGGAGAGACACGGCCCAGGCTATTGAGTTTGGACTGGAATGGCTGAAGGCTCATCAAGATGATGATGGTAAGTGGGATGCTGATGATTTCATGAAACATGATTATGATGGTGAACTCTGTGATGGTGAGGGGAATCCTGTTCATGACGTAGGACTGACAGGACTTGCGTTGCTAGCTTTCCTTGGTGACGGATCGACAATGCGATCAGGCCCATACAAGAATGTAGTTAAAAAAGCTGTTGGATGGTTGCGTAGAGAGCAAGATCCAAATACGGGGTTGTTTGGCACCAATACGTCACATGATTTTCTGTACGACCATGCCATTGCGGCTCTTGCAATGGTTGAAGCTTACGGCTTATCTGATTCTACGCTATTAAGAAAGTATGCACAGAAGGGTATCAACTATCTGGAATCACATCGTAATCCTTACATGGTCTGGCGTTATCAGGCTCGGAATAATGATAATGATAGCTCAGTGACAGGGTGGTGCGTGATGGCTTACAAGTCGGCACAGGATTTTAATCTTAAAGTTAATGCTCAGGCTATGAAACTATGTTCGACATGGTTCGATTCGGTTACTGATACTACTTCTGGCCGATGTGGCTATTCTAAGCGAGGGGAAATTTCTTCTCGGCATCCTGGAGATCACTCCACACGCTTTCCTCCTCAGAGAGGAGAGGCTCTTACGGCAGTAGGTCTGTTGTCTAGATTTTTCTTGGGTGAGAATCCTGAAGACAATCCAATCATGACTGCCGCTGCTAATACTATCTTGTCAAAGCCCCCCATCTGGGATAAGAAAGCTGGGGATATCGATCACTACTACTGGTACTACGCAACGTACGCCCTTTATCAGATGGGTGGTCGCCACTGGAAAGAATGGTCGAAGAAGCTGACGAAAGCAGTTGTTAAGACGCAAAGGAAGGATGGTAACTTCAAAGGATCCTGGGATCCCGCTGGTGCTTGGGGAGAGGATGGAGGACGGGTTTACTCTACAGCCATTCTAGTACTTACTTTAGAGGCTTACTACAGGTATACGCGAGTGTTTGTTCGCTAACCAGGAAAAAGAATGTCTCAAATTAAAAATATTGGAGATCTCGCTGAAGTTTTAGGTCTTAACAGAGAGTGTGTGAAACAATTCAATGGGGAATCCACGATAGCAAAAGCGTTATTTAAAGGTACCACATGTGGAATACTTTTTGATTATACTTCTAAAGGTATTCTTCTGGCTGGATATTGCGAGGGCAGCGACTTAGAGTGTGAAGCTTATTTCCTAGCTTATCCTTTCACCGAGGAGGAGTTTTGGGCTACTGTAACTCAAGCAGACGAAGATGGACTTGATGTATGGGATTCAACACATGGTTGTGAGCATTGCTGGCCCAATGGTTGTATGGATGAATGGGACAATTTGTTTGAAGCAGGGGAACCTGGGGGACCAGTGGATCCTGATTGTACGTACTGTAGAGGAGAAGGAGTATCAATATGATGGAAGATATGAAGAGGATAGCAAAGTTTTATTTGCCCTACATTCTTGTTTTGGGGGCTATTTTTACGGTTGCAGTGGTGACATCATCGTTTACCACAGCCCCTCAACATAAGATGTATGACCAGAAGTGGGAGAAGTTTGATCAACAGCTATACCGTTACAGCATCTATGATGGTTGGCTAGTGAAGTATGGATCAATGGGGATGGCATTTGTGCCTGATGCAGCACACCAGTGGAAGTTGGAGGAAGAGTAATGATGAGATTAGATGAAGC